TAAAAAAAATAAACGTCTAAAAAGTACCTTAAAATACTAAATATTATTTATTGTAGAAACTATGAAAGAAGCAGAAAACAAGAATAACGCAGAAACACAGGCATTATTAGCAGAAAACAATCCACAAGGCACGGCAAATATTGCTGATGACCGTGTGTTAGGCGCAGTTAATATTAATCATGTTGATGAAAATATGCTACCATGCCCATTTTGTGGAGGTAAGGCTGGGATAATTTGCGATGATGAGAACGGAGATTTAAGCTTTATAATCGTTGGTTGTTTAGAAAAATCCATGCTTTGTCCAAATCCAAAAATGGTAATTTATAACCATGATAATTTAGGTTATGATTTGAAATACTGGAATAGGCGTTTTAATTGCGCCTAACTAGCGGATATATGTAATTAAAAAAAGTGAACTAATGGAAACAACATTATTAGAAGATAAATTTAACTGGCTTGTTAAATTTATTTGTAATAAACATGAAATTGATAGAAATATGTTACTTTCAAGAAGCAGGAGCAGGGAATTTGTTGTGCTTCGACAGATAATCATGAAAATTTTGTATGATTATAAAAAGCATTATATTTTTTCCCTTGCGAAAATTGGAAAATTATTTATAAGCGATATAAATAAAACTGGGTACGATCATGCAACTGTTTTGCATGCTAAAAAAACTATTGACAATTTGATTGAAACTGATAAGGATTTTACTGTCAAGTTTAATTTTATTTTAGATAGTTACAAAACTTTTTTTTCATTAAATTCTTTGGAGGGTCAGATTTTTAACGATCCTTTGCAATGTGATAAAAAATCAATAATTTACTCGCTAACAGGAGTTTACTATGTTTTTTGATTATATATATTTAGGTGATAGGTTAACGAATTCCAGGTTAAAAAATCTCAGTTGTGATGCAATAAGGCGAAAAGATGGAAAATGCATCAGGGGCCGCAACGGCAACATGCTTGTTATTTTTGAGAATAAGGAAAAATGTGTTATTTTAGCTAGAAGACTTAAAAAAATAAAATATGATACAAGCTACAGGATTGTCTATCTCGCAAATAAACGGGGGTAAAAAATATCTCACGAAGCGAGTATTTAAAAAATTAAAAATAGTATTTAACAGTGAAAAAGAGATTGATGATTTTCGAAAGGATAGAATCAGCGCATGGAGTGATGATACTAATGTTTGTATCGATGTTCAGGTAATGACAACAATGATTGATGCTTTAATTGAGGAACTCAGAAATGTTCAGGATTTTGTAAAATATCTGAATAAAGACGCGCTAATTAAATACATTTCTAAAAGAATAAACGAGTTAAAAGAATTAAAATAATGGAAAATATTGAAGGATTAAGAAATTTAATTTTCCTGATTTTAATCTCAGGATTGATTTTAATTCAAATTTTGATTTGCTAATCAATAAATTTTCATTATCTTGCGTTTGGGTTTATGATATAAAGTTAAGAGTGTTTAGACGGGAGTGTGATGAGCTCCCGGTTTTTAGGGATTAAAAAATTAACTATGTTAAAAGAGATTAGAAAAGATTTGTACACACAGGCTGAATATGCAAGACTTGTTCATAAATCAAGAGCTTGGGTTAATCAGAAAATTATGTCTGGAGATTTAAGAACTGTCAATATAAATGGAGCAACATTAGTAAAAATATAATTTTTTTATCATCTAATTTAACTATGTAAAATGGCAACCGATAAAAGTAGTTTTATTTTATATACAGATTTGATTCATGTTGTAAAAAAACTTGATGATATAAAGGCAGGACAATTGTTAAAACATATACTAAGTTATGTTAATAATGAGAATCCTGAAAGCGATGATATAATTATTAATATCGCATTTGAACCTATAAAACAACAATTAAAAAGAGACTTGAAAAAATGGGAATCTGAAAAAATAGATCGTAGCAATGCAGGTAAAAAAGGGATGGAAAGTAGATGGATAAAGAATAAAATAACAAAAATAACACCTGTTATAAATGATATAACAAAAATAACACCTGTTATAAATGATATAACAAAAATAACAAACATAACTGATACTGTAACTGTTAATGATACTGTAACTGTTAATGAAAAAGAAATAAATATAACATTCGATGAATTTTGGAATCTGTATGATAAAAAAGTAGGTGATAAATTAAAGCTGATTAAAAAATGGAATGACTTATCTGATGATGATAGACAATTAATCATTGATTACATTCCTAAATATAAAAAATCACAACCTGACAAAAAATTCAGAAAGGATCCATCGACATTTTTTAATAACAAATCCTGGAATGATGAAATAATAGGCGTATTTAAGTCTACAGAACGAAACACAAAACTTTATTAATGAAATATCAAAGCTCAAATACAAAGCAAATTTTCAATCTGACTTTTGATTTAGGAGTAAAAAAGCGTTATCAATGTCCTGAATGTTCAGGATCAAGAAAAAAAGTTAAAGCAAAGGACTTAGAATTTTATCCTGATACAAAAAGAGCTTTCTGTTTTCATTGTGAAACAACATTTTTTGAATACAAGCCGTATGACAAGAAACAATACACAATTCCTGAGTGGAAAAATATAACGGAATTATCGGATAAAGCAGTGAAATGGTTTAACGGACGTAAAATAAGTCAGAAAACACTTAACAAAATGAAAATTTATACAGACATGGTTATGATGCCTCAATTTGGAAAATCTGTGGAGGTAATTTGTTTTCCTTATTTTCTTGACGAAAAAATAGTAAACATTAAATATAGAGGGCCTATTAAATCTTTTAAAATGCATTCCGGCTCTGAGTTGATAATGTGGAATTTAGATTGTTTAAAAAATTGTGATGAGGTCATTATATGCGAGGGAGAGATAGATGCGCTGACTTATATTGAGTTAGGTTGTGAAAACGTCATGAGTGTGCCTAATGGGGCGAGTACAAATCTGGAATACCTCAACGATTATATTGATCTTTTTAAACCCGTTAAAAAAATATATTTATCAGTTGACAATGACAGCAAGGGGATCGAATTGCGCGATGAATTAATCAGGAGACTAGGAGTTGAAAAATGTTACCTGATAAATTTAAAAGAGTGTAAAGATGCAAATGAATTTTATTGTCAGTATTCAGGATTGGAATTGCAGGACGCTGTTAAGAGTGCGAAGCAGGTACCTGTTAAAGGAATAGTGAAGCCGGATAATTTTTATGCAGAGATAATGGACATGGCTGAAAATGGTATCCCTGATGGACTTAAAATTGATAATTATGAAATTGATAGGTATATAACGTGGGAATTGGGACGTCTGGCAATTGTAACTGGCGAGCCAAATTCCGGGAAAAGTGAATTTGTTGATTATATAGTCTGCAGACTTAATTTATTATACGGCTGGAAAGCGGCATATTTTACACCTGAAAACTACCCGTTAAAATATCATTACGCCAAGTTATTTGAAAAATTTATTGGAAAACAATTTAAGAAAAATGATAGTGTTGAAATGGACATGGCTTTTGAGCGCATAAATGATAATTTTTCGTACATCATGAACGAAGATGATTTGACCCCGGATACAGTTATTAATTCTGCTAAATATTTAGTTGCTAAAGAAGGAATAAAGATACTTGTGATTGATCCTTACAACAAATTAGATCATCAGTTTGAAAAAGGTATTTCAGAGACTCAATATATATCAAAACTTTTGGATAAGTTGAGTAATTTTTGTAAATTTTACAATGTATTGACGTTTTTAATAGCACATCCGGCGAAGGTTAAGCAGGGAGAATCAATAAACCTTTATTCGATTTCCGGAAGTGCACATTTTTACAATAAATCTGATTACGGTTTTACATTTGTAAGGCAGAAAAACGATGATAATGTAATGACAAACGAAAGCCAGGTTCACTGGCAGAAATTTAGATTTAAACATCTTGGAAGTCACGGCATTTCAAATGTTGTTTACAATTATAAAAACGGAAGATTTGAAGATTTAAAAACTGGTGATGTTGATAAATGGGATAATAAAAATTGGTTGGTTCCGGAAGTTAAAAAAATAGAATGGTATGAGAAAGACACAAATGAGGAAGCCCCTTTTTAAAGATCACGGGTGGAATGATGTGAAAGTTTATAAAATAAGTGCTGAATGGATAATGAGTCAGGTAAACAAACCGAGAATATTAAACAGAATAAGAATAATTTAAATAAAATAATAAAACTATGGCAAAATCATATTTTCAAGTGGGTGCAGAAATGTGCTATCCTTTAAAATATCATTTTCAATATATGAAAGAAAATGATATTAAGGAAATGGAAGTATTTAAGGCTGAAATAGAACACGGAACTGGTTATTTTTTCTGTCATGAATTTGATAAGATTGGGGAGGTAAACGAAGAATGTGGAAAGTATTGTGGAAAATATTCTCCCAGAAACGGGAAGAACGGAAGGTGCAGATTTTCAGGCTATGTTTATACACCAGGTAAATCAAAAATTTTAAAAATATGAGTATAGAAGTAAAGCATTTTGACGACAAAAAAGCAGAAGCAGTATTAAAAACATGTCCTAAAATTATCAGGGATTATGTAAAATTACTCAAAGAGCATAATATAAACTGGAAGCGATTGTGTGGTAAAGCAATTAATAAATTAAGAGAAAAATAATGAAACTACTCTTTATTAATAAAAAAGAATCTTATATATGTCCTCAGTGTGGAAATATTTTGGACGCGTTTAATGAAAGACTAGGTAATGCATGTAAAAGATGTTCGTTTGATTTTAAAAAACAATATAAATAAAATAATTACTAATTTTGTTAAACAATTTAAAGCGTGGCAGTCGCATTTCTCCCAACCACCCTTTGGATGATTGGGTTTCCTGCTCCAATTTTATGAAAAAACTAATAATTACATCACTTTTAACCTCCTTACTTATTGTTGTTATTTTTATAATATGCAATCTGATAAGTTGTAGAGATAAGATAAATATTTATAATAGAGGTCGAACAATAGATTTCTCTGTAAAAAGTTTTTGGCATCCTGAAGGAATAATAGAGCAGGAAACTATTACATATTACGCAAATAATCAAACTAATGAAGAATTATTGAATAGCGTTCGTCAAGAGATTGATCGGAGAAAGGAATTAGTCAGGCAAAACACTTCAATAGTCGAAAAGGCATATGTTGTATTTTGTTTATTTTTCATATGTTTAATAGTCTTTTTTGTTATATGTTTTTTACTTTTAAAAAATTATGATTTGAGTAGTTCTGAAAAATGGGCTATGGAAAATATTGACACACCTCAAAAACAAAAAAAATGAAAGATAAAATATGGGATTGGTTATCAAAACGGTTGAATGAATTTAATTGGGGGCAGTTTGTTATATCGAAGGGTCAATTTGTTTTCACCTTATTAATTTTTTTGAAGGTTTATAAAGTATCTATTTATATAACGCTGATACTTGCAATCTGTGTATTAATATTTACGTGGATAATAGGGGTTGTTTTTAATAAGAAATTAAGAATTAAGTTTCAAAAAGAAAATTACAAAGATGTTTTTAATAAGAATAATCCAGATGCCGATATAAAAAACTAAGTAATAATAGAAACATTTTATATTAATATGCATAATCCTTGTGATAATATTTATCATAGAAAATTGCAAAGGATTAATTAATCGAAAAGAACGTGGCTATAATTCATACAAAAATTTTGGAAGCGAATGAAATCTAAATTTACAAATAGAAATTGGGAGTATGAGACTAAATGTAGAAGATGCGGGAAATTACATGTAATTAATGCAGATTATGATTTTAATAGCATTAAATTTTTTGAGATGATAAATGAGTATATTCAGTATCCCCCTCAGGAATATTGTAATAATTGTGAAATACATACTATTCAGGATTTAACTGCATATAGTGTTCCCTTAAAAACTATAAAAAATGATCGACAGGGATATAAAAAATCTACAAAGAACAATTGATATACTGATTCGTGAATTTGAAAGAAAGCACAGGAAGAAAGTAACTATTAATAATAATATTGTGAATTATTAATAATAATTTATTTATACATAACTTTTTATGTAATATTACGTATAATTATTTTTAACCTATATACAAACAAAAACACTTAAAAACTAAATTATGAAAACAACAATTTTTTATTTAACAATCATCTTTTCAGTCCTGATAATAGGATGTGAAAAAGAAGATCAAATAACTACTTGGGATCATACACATCCGATTATGGACTCAATAAATGGAACCTGGTATAATGATTCTGGTACAGTAACTATACGACCGGATGGATGGCTATACGATTCTGTAGTGGATGGTATTAATCATGTGACAAGATATCCTGAAATGTATTATAAATATACAAGATATTTACTTTCAGGGGGCGTTCCAGTCGGAGATGGTCGAAATCAATTTAATGTTTATATTCCCGAAGAACTCATATATAGAGATATATATACTCAACCTACAATGCATTGTTTTATTGAAGGCAATGAATTGCAAATATGTGCACGTGATTCTGTATATAGTGTAATTGAAATATTTTACAAATAAGTAACAATAGTCTATATGTTAAGTGACAGCCGGGAAAGTCCGGCATTTTGTTTTTAACTAAATTAGGAATATATTTGTAATATATTTGTAATATATTTTATTTTATTTCAATGGCTGCTAGAAAAGGAAATCAATATGCAAGAGAATGGACTATTGAGAATTCACTGCCTAGATTTCATGATGCGCTCAAATATGCGGAAGAAAGCAATGATTGTTTATGCCTTCAAGATGCTATTTTCCAGACTGGGATTCCTTATTGTCAGTTTTACCAATTAGCTAAAGATCAACAAGTTCTAAACTCTATAAAAGAAGATATTCAGAATGCAATAACAAAGAGAATAAACAAGAATGCATTAAAAGGGGATTTTTCAGCAGCAGCAGCAATTTGGAGAATGAAACAATTAGGTGAAAAAGATCAGCAATTCATTGAACAAAAAACAGAGTTGTCAGGGAAAACAATCAATATAAAATTCAATGATGAGGATTTAAGTTTAAAAACATGAATTTTGATCCAGGGCCATTATTTTATAAAATGGCAAAAATCTTTTCCGATAATTATACTGAAGAAAATAAAGTAATCATATGCAATGAGGGTGGTACTCGGTCAGGAAAAACTTGGGATGCATTTCATTTGATAGTTGCGTTTTGTGATCATAATAGAAATGCTAATAGTGATATTTATATTCTAAGAAATACTATGGTGAATTGTCGCGATTATACGTTGAAGGAATTCAAAAATTGCATGCGCGTTATTGGTATTAACACTGATAATTTAACAACATCACCTAAACCTAATTTTAAATTATGGGGTAATAATATTTTTTTCAGAGGTCTGGATGATGAAAATACAAGTGAAGGATATCCTAGCGATATTCTTTTTTTTAATGAAGCACTTGAAATGACTAATCTAAAGTAGATGATTTAAAAATGAGATGTAGAAAGTTAATTATTCAAGACTGGAATCCAAAATACACAGTTCATTGGTGTTTTGATCAGGAGGGACAACCTAATATTTTTTTTTTATATTCTACATACAAAAATAATAAGCATCTTCAAAAAGCAGTCATAACAGAAATAGAAAGTTACGATCCTGATAATCCTGATAATGTAAAAAATAGAACAGTAAATAAATTTAGACATAATGTTTATGCGCTTGGAATTCGATGCGCTCGGGAAGGTCTTGTATTTCCAGATATAATTTGGATTGATAAATTCCCGGATGAGATAGAGCGCGATTTTTATGGACTTGATTTTGGATATACGAATAATCCATCTGCTTTGTGTCATATCGGAGTCAATAAAATTGATATCTACTTGGAAAATAAATTATATATACCAACAAAGGATGTGAATGTTTTGGATAGTTTTTTACAGCATGTTTTACCTAAAGATAAGACATGTTGGTGTGATTCTGCAGATCCCGGTATGGTTAGCGATTTAAAAAAAATGGGTTATCAATGTTTTGCAGCTAAAAAGTGGGCTGGATGTATTGTTTACAGAAATGACGTATTAAATCGATATAATATTCATATTGTAAAAGATATTGATTTCAGAAAAGAGCAAGAAAATTATCGTTATAAAATTATTAATGGCATTCAACTTAATGAACCTGAGGATTCGCATAATCATCTATGGTCAGCTTCCGGATATGCCGCACAGCATGAGTTAAGATAATTAATTATTTTTATATCAAATTAAATTATATATTTGCGTAAAATACTACGCAATTGTCAAATATTGTAACACGCATTTGGAATAATATCGGAATGGTAAAGGCCGAGAAAGAGGGTAACGCGTGGTGGATGACAATGTTAGGTGAAAAATCAGGGGAGATTTGGGGAGAACAAAGCTATGAGCAATATATAAAATATTTTATAGAGGTTCCTGAAGTAAATGCTATAATAAATTACCGCGCGCGTGCTGAATCGATGGTTAATATTAGTATTGTAAGTAAATCTACAGGTGAAGAAATAAAAAATAATGAACCTTTAATTCGCATACTTAGAAATCCAAACTGGCTGCAAACGCAGACAGAATTTTTTAGACAAACGTCACTTTTTAGATCAATATTTGGCAATGAGTATCTTTATTTATTAACGCCGACAGGCAGGGGAACTAATTACAGAGGTTTATTCACGTTGCCTTCTCAAAATATATATGTTAAATGCAAGACTAAAAGATTTTATTTAGAATCTGAACTTCCTGATGATGTTGAATATGTGTTTAAACTTGACTGCGATGATGTGGAATATCCGATTGATATAAAAGATTTAATACATCTTTCTGACAATCGTATTACTTATTTGCCTGATAAAGAAACTACTCAGTTAAAAGAGAGAATTAATTATTTATACGGAACTAGTCCTCTTGCTTCTCTTACACCTGCAATAAAAAATATTCGGGTTGCTTATGAGGCAAGAAATATATTAATCGAAAACAGAGGAGCAATAGGAATATTATCTAACGATTCAAAGGATGGCATCGGAGGAGTAGGGCCTATGAATCAAGAGGAAAAAATTAAATTACAAAATGATTGGAAATCGTATGGGTTGACAAAAAGACAATGGCAGATTATTATAACAAATTTATCGCTTAGATGGCAGCAAATAAGCATGGATATTGATAAGTTGAAATTGTTTGAAGAAATTAAAGAAGATACGATGAAGTTATGTGATGTTTACGGAGTTCCTTATGAGCTGCTTGGAAATAGTACAGGTGTTACTTATGAAAATAAAAAGGAAGCTAAAAGACAAATGTATCAAGATGCTATAATCCCTTCAACAATTGAGCGCATAGGAGCATTAAATAAAAAATTTGATACTGAAAATAAATCATGGGAAATTATAGGATCGTTTGATCATCTTCCGATTTTTCAGGAAAACATTAAGGAAAGGGCTCAGTCAATAACGTTATTGTGTACTGGTCTTAACAAAGCTTTTCAGGATGGGGCTATTTCTATTGATGATTATAAAAAAGAATTATCAAAATTTGGTATAGGAAAATGAAAAAGATAGATAAAGAAGCTATAAAAAAAGCTATTGCAGCTAAAAAGAAGATTATTGATAATAACGAAATTGTAAAGAAATGATTGAGATACCTGCATTTGACACAAAAAAAGAACTGTTTGATTTTTTTGTTAAAAACAAAGAGCGGTTAATAGCTCAGAAAAAGTCAGTCATGAAACATGCTGATTGTTTTTCGTGTGTCACTCCGAAAGAATTGATCGTTTCAAAATCAATATCAACAGACAAAGAAGATATTACTGTTAAAGTAGTTATAAATACGACTAACCTTATGGATTCTCATTCTGACGTCCACTTGCCAGGTTTGTGGTCAAAAAGTTTACAGGAGAATAAAATGATTATGCATTTGCAAGAGCATAATATGTCATTTGATAAGATCATTGCAGACTCAGATGAACTGAAAGCATATACGAAATCGTATACATGGAAAGAACTTGGATATAGTTTCTCAGGCAAAACAGAGGCTCTCATTTTTGATAGCAACATAAAAAAAGAACGCAATCCATTTATGTTTAAACAATACGCTTTCGGTTATGTTAAGAATCACTCTGTCGGAATGTATTATGTTAAGCTTATTCTTGCTATAAATGATGAAGATTATGGAGCAGAATATGAGGCATGGGAAAAATATTATCCTGAGATTGCAAATAAAGAGAGAGCGGATGAGTTAGGTTTATTCTGGGCAATTAGAGAAGCAAAGATAGTCGAAGGTAGTGCAGTCCCACTTGGCAGCAATTGGGCAACCCCGACACTCGACATAAAATGTCAGCCGCCTGATGGCACTGACGATGAGCCGCCTGATGGCACTCGAAAAATTGATATAAATAAATTAATTAAAGAACTTAAAAAATAAAATTATGTACACATTATTGAACAAAAAAAGATATGGACTGAATATAATCTTTGGATTATTTCTGTCTATTTTTATGCCTTTTGTGATTGCTATAAAAATGATCACAGATGAAGGTGCTGGCTCTGATGAAGAAAAACTGGCAAAAGTAATTGATGCTAAAATCGACAAGTCTGTAAAAGACTCTGTAAATATAAGCATTGAGGAAGCTAAAAAAGGAATGATCACTGTTGATCAGTTAAATAAAACTCTTGAAACTTTGGGTATTAAAGATGGTGTGATTGGGGACATCAACAAAGCACTTGATGATCAGGGAATCGAAATGAAGAAAATTGTAGAAAGTAAATCGAAAAGTGAAACTGTTGATGATATTCTTGCCGCTAATCACAAATCAATTCTTGAAGCTGTAAAGAAAAAAGGCACTCATGAATTTACAATTAAGACTGACGTTCTTCGCTCTTCCGTGTCTGGTAATACTCTCGCACAAACAATTCCAGGCATCGGACAGTTGCCTTTTGGAATTACAGGATTGAGAACTGCTTTCAGAGCTAACGAAATTGATGCGGAATCTAATGGCGTGGTACGTTATATTGATCAGGCAACTGCAACAAGAAATGCAGCAGGTGTTTTAGAGGGAGCGCAATATCCGGAATCTGCAATAACATGGATAGAACATACTATGACCTTGCAAAAAATTGGTGATACAATTCCCGTATCTATGGAATCATTGAGATTTTTGTCGTACATCCGTTCTGAACTTATGAGACTTCTGGAAGTCAACATGGCTATTGTTGATAATAGTCAGTTATGGTCTGGTAATAATAATCCGCCTCAACTTAATGGATTATATACACAAGTTCCTACTTTCGATCCTGATGCTTACACGGGAAAAACTGTATTAAATCCTAATCTTGCTGATTTACTATTAGCTCTTCGCGTTGAGATTATGAGAAATCGTCAGAGTAAATATAATCCTGATACTGTAATCATGCATCCTGATGATATTTTGGATCTGAAATGGATAAAGGATGACATTAATCAGTATGTACGTGTTCCTTTTGCAGATCAGAATGGATCGGTAGTTGATGGTATGAAAATCATTGAAAATTCTACCGTAACACCTGGTAGTCTTGTGATAGGTGATTTCAGATATGCAAATATTTGGAATAGTGGTGGCGTTGATGTAGAAATCGGTTGGATAAATGATCAGTTTATTCATGATATGACGACTATCAAGGCTCGCAGAATGACTAACCTTTTGATTAGGACTGTAGATTTAACAGGATTTTTGAAGGTTCCCAGCATTGATCTTGCACTTGCAGCAATTGTAAAAGAATAATTAACGGGGAGGCAACTCCCCTTAACTTAAAAAAGATGAAAAAATTATTCATATTTTTAATATTTCTGATTGCAGCAATCGGAATAAATGCTCAGGATGCAACGTATTCTGTAACTGGTAGAAGTGTTTTGAAAATAAATACGGATTATACGATTACTGGAACGGATTCATGCTGGTTTTTGATCAAGTCTTACGATGAGGACTATCCTAGAACTCAATACTATCAATGCAATCTATTTTCTCCATCTGCGGAAATACATACAACTATAGCCACAAGTCTATGGGGAAGAGTGTTAAGCACAGATAGTTGGACACAGATAAGTTCGACAGATACATGGACTACGGGAGGCACTGATACTATACAGACAGTGACAATTAATAACACTTCTGCTAATAGGTATCGTGAATATAGGGTGTTATTTATTGGCAATGGTTCTGGTGACATATCTTATATAACAGATCAATATTTGAAATTATGGTTTGCCGGGACCTTGTCTGACGGTGTCGCTACCTTGTCGGCAGGTACAATCACAGGATTGACAGGCTTGCAAATGGGTACTACTACTACAGCGCAGGAAGTAACTCTAACTGATGCTAGTAGAATTGGTGAGCAGATTAATCTTGTATCTTCTGCAAATCCATCCGGGGAGATAACTTTAATGGGTTTATATGCAAAGACAGCTAATATAACTAATAATCAAGCAAATTTGCAGCTTGTCGGAATAGGATCGCGGGTGTCGATGGGCAAGAATGCTCTTGATGCGTACGGATTGCAGAGTCACATAAGTCTTATTGACGGTGCAGAATCTTCTGGCAATATGACTGCAATATCAGGTAAGTCAATGATCTATGATGATAACGCTTCAGGTATTATATCAGCAGGATTGTATACGCTCGAAGGTTTTGTAAGCGGCACTCATGGTGCAGTACCTCGTGCGCCTAGCACTGTATATGGCTTGTGGGTTGACATTGTTGATGTAACAGCAACTGCCGGATTGGTAATTTCAAAATATGGAACCGGAAGCGCGACTAATGATATAGTGTTGCAAAACGGAGAAACTATTAATAACGCGACTAACGGGCTTATCAGTATAGGAGCAAGCAATTTTCGTGCAGCAACCTACAATTTTGCTGATGCTACAGCAGTAGGGGGTACGGGAGATGCAATAACTATTAACTTTTCTCCTGATCTCACAATAACAACTGGTACGAAAATAACTTTTAAATCAGAGGCAGCAAACACAACTGCTACTACTATAAATGTTGACGGCGGAGGGGCATTGGCTGTAGAGGAATATGCTGGAGGCACTCAAAATGCTCTTGACGCTAATGATATTGTTAATACTCAGATAGTTGAGGTAGTATATAACGGAACATTGTGGGTAATGACATCAGATCATTAATTAAAAATGTTAGTATGATAACAGTAATATATCTTCAGGATTATGAAGGAAATAAAAAAGGGGACAGGGTCAAAATGCTGGCCCTCCCTTTTATTCGCTTAAAAAAACAGAAAATAGTTAAGCGAATCGCATCTATTATTCATGAAAAGGAAGTAAAAGAAGTTGAAAAAGTTGTTAAACAACCTACAAAAAGAGGCCCGAAAAAGAAAAAGAAATGAGTTTAATTGACAAGACATATTTTGTTAATGATATTAATATTCCTTCTGGATCGTTTGATGATGGTGGCACTCTTATGATTACAAGGCATGAGCCAGATATACTTAAAAAATTATTGGGATACGAACTTTATAAATTAGTAATTGCATACGATCCTGACACATCAGAGCAAAGAATTATTGATATTGTTGAAGGCAAAGAATATCTTGTAGGAGAAAGATTGTATAAATGGAATGGGCTAATTAATACAGAAAAGGAAAGCTTGATCGCTTATTATGTATATGTTCAGATTCTAAGAGATAGAATAACACACACGGCGACATCTGGAGAGATAAAACCGAAATACGAAAATAGCGACCAGGCATCTGTTAATATGAAGACGCAGAGTGCATGGGTTAAACTAAGAGAATTATACGGATCTGCTTTTGACTTCGACTATGATTTTAACTCATGTTATTCTTTTATGCTTCAAAATTGGCAGATATATCCAGAGTGGCTGTTTACGGAAATAGGATCAATAAATGCATTTGACTTATGAGTGATAAAAGGTATTTTGTAGATGTTTTTGGGGCTATAATGACTTACATACGTGAGTATTATGATCCTTTAATTGCCGGAGTAGGGCTTGAAAAGCCTTATTATCTGCACGGTCACCCTCTTGACATCTTACAAATGCTAAATCAAAAGGATAAAAATCCTGAATTTAAATATAAAAAGTACCCGTTAATTGCTCTTTTACAAGACTTTACAGAGAACGATAAGGATGTAAATCCTCAATTTGAATATATAGTATCTCCAAGGGTGCTCATTATTACAAGTACTTCGCAAGCATACGATAGTATTCAGAGGTATACAAATACTTTTAAACCAATACTTTATCCACTTTATAAACTTTTACTAGATGCTATAGACGACAGCATCGAGATATTTGAATGTTATGAAGATTATATACCTCATACAAAAATTGACAGAATGTATTGGGGAAAGACAGGAGTCGCAGGTAATGAAGGATTGACTTTTAATGATCATCTTGATTGTATCGAAATAAATTTTACAGACTTACATATTTTTAAAGAAACATCTTGCCTAACATGATCGGAGAATTTGAAAATATTATCCCTTCGACCGGTATTTCGGTAAAAAATGAAAATAAGTTCGCTAAGTTAAAAACTATTTTTTTGACTTTACTTGATTTTGATTTCGATACAGAGGCGGATTTTATTGACGAGGTTGATTGGATTGCTGGAATAAAGGCACGTAATATCATTCCTATTGTCAATTTAAAAGAAATGGATGACAATACGGAACCAGAAAACTACTATATCAATGCTCAGGACAAAGAAATAAAAGTATCAGGAGGGAAATATAAATTTAATTTCAGGGCGAAATATACTCTTGCTTATCATCAAATACTTGATAAACTATCTCAACAAGCTTTCCGGGTTATGTTTGCTGACATAAATAAAAATATATATGCCTGTAATTTAACGGGGACAATTCACCGAGGATTCGATGTTGAACTTTTTAATATTGAGAATAAGAAATTTTCATCTGGTGTGATTCCTGCGTGGACTCAGATAAGGATTGTTCTTGCTGATGCAGATCAGTTTGATAAATACGGGGTAATATCTCAAGTGGATTTCAATATAAATAAATTATCAATAATTTTTGTGGATATAACAGAAATCACCTCAGATGGATCAACAGATATAAATTTTACTATCATAGATGCGGAATATGGACTACCTATACAGGGACTTATCGCATCGCAAATACAGATAATTGACAATACCGGAATACTAACAATAACATTACTCACTGAAATATCACAAGGATATTACAGCGCAACAATGTCAGATCCTTTGTCATACGGATCAATATTAATAGATGACGGAACATATTACGGAACATCCTCTTATGTTATTAGTTCGACAGTAGCTGAAATTACAAATATAAGTTATGCATCTACAACAGAAATGTCATTACGTGTGACGCGCATGATAGATGATGTAGCAATAACAGGGCTAACAGCGAGTGATTTCACGATAACGGATGATGATCATGGAGTGCTCACGGCTGGTACATTTACAGAGGATGGCGATGGTTATTATACTTTCGCTTCACTTTCCGGCGCACTAACAACCGGTAATATTATTTTGGATGATGCAGTTTATGAAGCCGAAGCGGATTATATTTTATCAATAGCATTAACTGTTGATAATTTTGATTCAACATATTCATCAGATATATATGTAGATGTGTCAATAACCGATGGAGGAGCGCCGTTAACGGGATTGATAAAAACTAATTTTGTAATTACAGATAATGTTAACGGATCAATAACAGTGAGCACTTGCATAGAGAGTCCTGTAGGTACTTATAGATTAATATTTGCAAAAGCAAGAACATCAGGGCATGTTGCAATTAATAAAACTAATTATTTTGGTTCTGGAGAGTATGATTTTTCTGGATGTTCAATAGAAAACACAGGAGGCATAGGAGCAACAGACTGGATTGATTCTGATAGCGATGGAAAAGCTGATAGAGTAAGCACTATAACTGCTTATGCTGTATGTTCAATGCTTACAGGAAGTATCGGTGGATTTACTGGTCGCGCTCAGAGATGCTCTATTATTAATCCTCACGGAATTGTTATGCCTGGATTGCAGATTTATGCTTCTTATTTTGAAACAGGAAAGACTTATAAATTGAGATTTTTATATAGATCATACTACTTACTTTATTTAACAATTACTTTAATAAGTGATTCTGTAATTGACACTTTGGTTTCAAATTTAGGCAATGCAATTGAGTATGAAAGTGATACTTTTACAATAACAAGTTCTGATTATGCTTTGATTATTTCATTGCAATCGGATAATGGATATTTTGATATTGATGAATTAGAATTAATTGAAGTTTAACCTTTAAAATAAATAAAATGGCTGAATTAATTTGTTTAAATGCACGAGACGGGATTGGAATTCCTTGTGAATCTATTACGCCTCTCACTGTTTTACGCAGTGTTTTTCTTACACGTCCCGGATTTTCCTTTGACGATTCCGCTGATTTTGCGGATAAAGATGTCTGGGATACTGCTATCGCTGCAAAAGAAATACTTCCTTTGCAGAATATAAAGGGATTTGAAAATCAAAAAGTTGAAGATGGACTTCACACTACCGATACAGGAGATAAGATTTTTCTGTGGCCAGGCATGCGTGGAGGGCTGCTTAAGTTCGTGTTGACTTTAGATCAGCATAAAATTCTGAAAACTTATTCCGAGCAAAATTGGAAAATGTTCAAGGGAGATCGCGGGAATAACATTTCCGGAGTGCTTAATGACGATGGAACGATTTCAGGATTTGAACTCGGATATTTTCACGTCAAAGGACAGATGGAAGCGACTGCAACCGATCCTCCGTTCACCCCTGTTGAATATCAGGAACTTGACCCTGATGAATTTGATGTAAAAGGGTGTTATGTAAGTCCGACTTGGAGGATAAAAAATCTCACTCCTGTCACGAAAGTTACTATTACTTCCTCTACTGTTGCTGCTTTTATTTTTACAGTGACTGTTAATTATGTTCCTGCTTCTAAATTTACCGCTGCAGGGGCCGCTATATCAATACCTTGCACAGGTCTTATCCATGACAATTTTAAAGTGATTGATCATGATGGTACCGCAGAGGTTGTAAGTGCTGTTGAATCAACGGTAACACCTGGTGTGTATGTGATCACAGGTACTGACATTACTAACGGAACTGTTCAAATCATTCCGAACGCTCCAAATGGCGATGCTGCAAATCTTTTTGAGTCTGACGTATTAACAATAGTTGCAGCAGCTTGATTTTTGAAGAATTACATATAAAGGTTAAATCAGTCATTGACTCGATAGATGAGATAATATCTGATGAGGTGATGGATCATGATGATTTCATCATCTCATCTAATAAGTCTCAGTTGTGGGATGGAAAGACTTTTAAAAATGAAGATATAAAACCTTTTTATAGTGAGGATCCATTTTTTAAGACAAAAAAACAAGCAGAAGGGTATAAAAAATGGAAACAAAAAATCACGCGTAATCCTAGAAGAAATCCTGATGCTCCGAATCTTTATATAAATGGTTTTTTTTATAGCTCTATTGAAGCAAAAAAAGAAAATAATGAAGTATTTATAGGTACAAATTCTGGATTTGGTTCAGAAGTTGAATCTGGACATAAAGATATTTTCGGTCTAACAGATGAACATTGGGGTGAATTAATTAATTTATCGTCAGAAAATATAATAAAAAAAATAGTAAATGAAATCACTGGATAATATCACTGGCATTGCTGCGATAAAATGTGCAATTGCTAAACAAAATGTAGTTATTTTTAAGACTGGAAAAACTACATACGGGTATCAACTTGCCTCACTCACTAAGCATAAATATTTAAGACTTTTGGAATATAGTAAAAAACAAATAAACATTACAGAAAATGGAAAGTCTATACAAAAAATATCGCTTGCTAGTGAATTGGTTGAAGGATCAAAAAGCAAAAAGGGTTATCAAAGAGCAACAGAAAGCAAATCAGAAGATACAAATATATAAGTCTTGTGATTTTCTTCCAGCATGGCGCTTTTTTGAAATACTTAAAACTACTGATTATAGGTACCTGCTTATTATTGATAATTTTTTAATTAAAACTATTGAGTACGATCAATCATTACTCGCGCCCGTGTGGGATGAGATATTAAATGAGTATGATCGGTTAAACGGCGATTATTTTTTCACTTCGACAAACGATGATTTGATAAGCGATATTGAAGAAATCAATCATATAAATATTTTAAAGGCTTGTTATTGTTTAATGCTTCTCGGGCAGGATAAGGCATTAAAAGAACTTGCAGAACTTGGAATAAAGATTGATAAAATAAGCTACGAATCAGTTATTAGATTAAGATCAATTATTTTAAATCTGCAAACAAAAATTCAAATTCGGGAAGCAAGTATTTCAGATGATAAAAAAGAAGATAATACTTTTATTGATGCGGTTACAAGACTTTCTAATATTTTTAAAAGGCAAATAGATAAAGACAGGATCACGGTATCAGAATGGATTGTACTTAATAAACAAGTGAAGGAATTAAATAAAACTAATCATGTCGGGATCGATTAATTTAGCGGATCATATTTTAAGTAAGCAATTAAAAGGCGAGCTTGTTGATCTCAATAAAGAGATAGATAATCTTGTTATTAAATTTAACGGTATTATTAATAGTTCTAAGCAAATCACATCTCAATTAAATACAGGTGCAAAATCATTTACGGATACTTCTACGGCTGCAAAAAATGTCAGTACAAATATGGATATTTTAGCAAAATCAGAAATTGAAACACAAAAAATACTACAAAAAACAAATGAAATATTAGCAAAGACAACAGCAGAAAGAGGAAAAGAAAATAAAGAATTAATAAAAAATCAGCAGGCAAGAGAAAATCAGAATAAACAAATCAAGGAAGAAATAAAATTAATGAATTCTGAGGCTGGGTCTATTGATCGTTTAGAAGCAGAAAACAGAAAATTAATAGCAACGCGTAATAAACTGGGGCTTGCAACAGGAGCAAATAGTAAGCAAATAAAAGATATAAACACTCAGATAAACAAAAATACAAGAGTAATAAGAGATAATACTGACAGTTGGGCTCAACAGAAAATGAACATCGGTAATTATTCCAGTGCCCTGGGGGGACTTCCAGGCCCTTTGGGAAAAGTGTCAAATGGAATAAGCTCAATGGGAAAGGCGTTGTATGCATTATTAATTAATCCTGTAATCCTTATGATTGTAGCTCTGGCGGCTGCATGCATGGGATTATATAAGGCTATTGCTTCAACAGATTCCGGGGCTGTTGCTTTGAAAGGAAAGATTGAAGGACTTAAGGCTGTTATGGATGCTCTTCGTCAGAAAACGCTTGAAGGAATAGAATATTTTAAAGGACTTGGGGAAAAAATAAAAGAGACTACAACTAATTTTATTGATTCTCATCCGATTTTGACAAAAACTGCGAAGGCTTTTGCATTAATATTTTTACCTATCGTGCAGGTTGCGGCTGCATTAAAACTTCTTAAAAAAGCACTGCCTGAAACTTCTGATGAATTTAAAAGGATTGCAAAATCAGGGGTTGATTATATAAAAGAACTCGATGACATAACAGATGCTGAAAATAATTATATATCAAATAAATCTGATATAGTTGATCAAATTGCAAAGCTTGAATTTATTAGTAAAAATAAAAGTTTATCAAAAGTAGAAAGAGAAAAAGCATTAAAGGAAGCTATGTCACTCGATAAACAAATGAAGGAACAGGAAAAGAAATTTGCTGACGACAGGCTTAATTTAGAAATACAATATCTGGCAGAGAAATCAACGGGAAGAAAAAAGGTTACAGCAGAAGAGATCAGACAATTTTTGCTCATGTCTGATTCGGAACAGGCAAATGCAAAAGAGTCTTTAAAATTTGTCAGAAATAATAATGAGGATAAATTTACAGAAATTGAAAAACTTTATGAAAAATCAAAAGGTCTTGAAACTGCTTATTATGCCGAAAATAAAAGAAATATATCACTTTTAACAGGATTTCAGAATGAAATAGCTAAGGAAGAAGAAGATAGAAGGAAGAAAATTATTGAAGATAAGTTAAAAGATATTGAGTCAGCAGCAGAAAGAGAGATGAATATTACTAAGAATCTCTATTTACAAGGAGTTATGAGCGAACAACAGTTTGCAATTGAAATATTAAAGATACAAATTGATGCATCTCAGAAACAACTGGAAGTTGCTAATTTAACGGCAGCTCAAAAATTAAGCATAGAAACTAAGTTAATAGATGCTCGATTAAATCTTAAAAAAACTGACGATGCACAAATACAAACACTTTTTAAAGGTAATGCAGATTTTGAAAAAAGTATTATTGAAGAAAATGCAAAAGAGACTATTGATGTAGAAGAAGAAATAACAAAAAGTACGCTAGATGAATTAGAAAAAAGAAAACAAGCTGAGGAACAGGCAGCAGAAGAAAAAAAGGCGCGTAATCAGTCATTACTTGACACAAGCGGGATGGTTTTTGAAACGTTGGATATTATGCGTCAAACCGAACTTGCTAATATTGATGCTGAAGAAGCGTATAAATTGTGGCTTGTAGGGGATAATGTAGAAGCACGGGAAAGAATTGAAAAGGAAGCAGCAGAAGAAAGAAAAAAAGTACAACGAAAAGAAGCACAGGCCGCAAAAGCTGAAGGATTATTTAAAGCAGCAATCAATACTGCTATGGGAATAACAGGAGCTTTAACAATTATGCCTCCCCCTGTCGGGATCGCTCTAGCTATAATAATAGGAATATTAGGTGCGATACAAATTGCTGCAATAGCAAGTAAACCAATTCCGAAATTTGCAAAAGGTAAAAAAGATTTTGAAGGAGGTATTGCAGAAGTAGGGGAGCAGGGTAGGGAATTATTACTTAATAACGGTAAAATAGGATTGACTCCCGATAAGCCTACTCTGATGAGCCTTCCGAAAGGCACAGATATTATACCCAATTACGAGACAGAATTATTTTTAAAAGGAGGAATATCAGAAGATAAATTAAATGAGTTGATATCAGAAGAAAGAGCAACTCGTAAAGCAATAATGTCACGATCGGTAAATGAAATTCAATTAACAGATTCAGGATTAAAGAGATTTCATAGGTCAGAAAATTCTCGAATTGAATGGATTGATACTTATATAAGAAAGTGAAAGAGTATAAATATATATTGGTTCATGGCGCAACAAGCGAAACACTAACGATTAATCCTGCCGGATGGGATGATTTAGGAATTACTTTAGAAAGAAGTGAGGTATATCATTCGATTCTGCGGGATTATTCGTTATCATTAAGGTTCGCCCGCGTAACGGGCGGAGGCGGAGAATTTATAAAAGAAGTATATGAAGATCATGGTATTAATTCGATTATAAATATTTGGATTTATGAGCGCAATACTCAGACAAATGATTATGATATTTTTTATAATGGCATACTTGATTTTTCACCAGATCGCTTTTATATAGAAAGAGACTTTTTCGAGATAGCAATAATAGATGGATCGAAAGAGCAGAAATTTAAAACACGGGACGAAATAAACTATGATCTTAATTCTACAATTTCACATGATAATATTGCTGTAGATCATTTTGATCATTCCCCGAAATCAATAAAATTTAAAAAGATTGATATTCAAATGTTAGTTGAAGAAACAGGCAATATGACATGGATCTATGATGGTGATAATATGCTTGCTCCGTGGCCTCCGTATAATTTAGACACTCGTTATATTTATTATTATGCTACAACAGTAAGCGTTAACGAGATAGGCGACAGATTGCAAACAGAGGCTGGGCCTTATCAGGAAGATCGAACTATCGAAATTTATGAAAATAAGACAGGATTTCCTGTTAATATTGAATTTACTGATATAGATATACTTCAAGATACTTCTTTTTGTCATTTTTATCATACACATGATGGACAAGTTAGGCTCAGAGTTTATATGGCCCTGCAAATTGTTGATTCTGATGATGTTGTTTATAGTAACTTAATGATTCAAGATCATACATTCGAACATCATTTTACAGAGACAGGAAGCGCATTAGATGAGTTTAATTGGGATTTATCTGCGCTTCAAAATAATGATATTTATGTTCCAGATGGATATCGAATGTTATTATTTATTTGTATTGATCCTGATGAAACTTATTGGTCCTTATACGTTGAAGGAAGAATAAATTCAGGACCTGGTTATACAGGAGTATTTAATTTTAACCTTTCATTTATTGAAAAATCGCTAGGAGAACCTGATACACAAGTAAATTGTTTCTTTCCTCACGAAGCATTTACTCGTCTTATTCAGCTTATGACAAGTGAAACTGATCAGAATAAACTTTTTTATGCTCGTCCTTTTGGTCGTACTGATTCTGAGTTTGTTGCTTATCCTCCGTCTTTAAGCGGATTGGGTTCCAGACTTGCTATAACAAACGGATTTAATTTAAGAGGATTTCCGAATAAGCCTTTTAATGTAAATATTAAAGATTTATTTAAAACATTTGATAGCATTTTAAATTTAGGTTTAGGATATGATAGGTTATTAGATCGTTTTTATATTGCTCAAAAATCTGATTTTTACAAGGCTGATTATTTAATGTTTGATATTGGAGAGGTAAAAGAACTTGTTATCAAACCTTATAAAAATGGATATTATAATAATATTTTATCAGGATTTGATTGTGACGGTCAATATGAAAAATTTCAAGGAGCACATGAATTTAATGTACAAACTGAACATTCTATATCTTTACTCGTAAAAAATCAAATTGATTTGAGAGCTCCGCATTTTTTAGATTCTGTAGGAATTGAATTAACAAGGAGGAAACAATATATCACTCATGCAAGTGAGGATACAAAATATGATGATAATATTATTATTGTAAGAACAAATGGATCTGAAACAATTCAAGGTGGGACAAATGAATCAGGATTTGTAGGTATAGAAGAATATTATAATCTTGAATTAACCCCTCGTGAAAATTTAATCAGATGGAGTAATATTCTCAGGATTGGAATGTGGAAAGATGCTGTGTCAATAAAATTTGTTTCAAGTAAGAAGAAAATTAACATTACTTATTTAAATCAAAATGGAGATATAGTCAATGAATTTGACGATCTTGATGAAGGTGATTTACCTGATATTCGTTTATTTGATCCTGAAATATTAGAATTTTCTGGTATTATAGACGCTGAAAAATTGGCTATACTTGACACTGATCCGCATGGTTTTATTCGGTTTTCTTTTAATGGAGAATCTTATGACGGTTATATAAATAAATTAACTACTCAAAAATATAATAGGACAGCTAAATATGAACTACTTTCACGACCATATGACGGAGGAAGGAATAAAATATTTGAAGATGGTAACAATTTTGTATTTGAAGATGGACATAATTATATATACGAATGAACATATATAATCCGATAATGAATCCATTGCGGTTTTATGAATCCGCATTACTTCCGAATTTTCTGACTCGATTTTCGCACATGGATAATGTTGATCATCGAAATAAGTGGATAGAAGGTATTAATCCGGGTTCATTTTACAAGGATTTTTTAATCAATAAACAAATATCTTTACAATTCAGGATTTTGGATTCAGGGGATGAATCAATAAAAGTTTATAAATTAAATTCGGCAGGCACTTACACTCTTTTTACAACACTTATTGCAATTGATATTACCCCTTATGGATGGATAAGTGAGGATGTAAATCGGTATGATTTCACCCCATCTTTGGAGGGTGTATATTATATGGATTTCGAAGCTACTGGATTTTTATCTGACAAATTTATCGTAAATTCGCAAGAGATATTTACTCGAAAATTAATTGAAATAGTTTTTTACAATAGTGAAAATGATTATGGGATGATATTTTTTGACGAATCGACACAGAAATATACGGGAAGGACTTATTTTACAGGGCAACTTTTACCGGGTGCTCCGGGAAATGAATCGTCAGTTTTTAATTCTGATCGTGGTCAAATCACTAAGTTACGTGCAACACCTATTCGCAATGCTATTTTAAAAATATGCGATCTGCATTATACTTATCTTGATAATATCAACATGATCTTTTCTTGTGATAATATTTTAGTCAATGGAATTGCTTATCAAAATGCAGATGTAATGGAGGTAGAAGATATTGCAAAAAGCGATCTTAAAAATGTCACTGTAAAATTAAGTCAGGTTAATAACGATTATTATACTATGTAAAATGGCTGATCAAAAATTAAGTGCAAGGTCGATAACAATATTAACAGTAGGTGCGTATATGCATATTATTGTGCCTGATGGAATTGGAGGATATATTAGTTATCGCATTGCATTTTCAGAAATAATTACACAATCAGCTGATTATATAAGACGTGCAGGCAAAGATATAGTTGTATCGGCAGGAGAGCACACAATAACATATGATAGCACATTTACAATAGATTGTGCTTTAAATATTATTGATAAAAATGGAATAGGAATTGGAGAAGTGTCAAGAACTGCTGATGGTTTTACCTATAATTCACTAGGAGCAGGAGTAATTGATTATTTAGCAATAAGAATATGAAAAAATATAATAAAATTTTATGTATTATCGCAATTATATTGATTGCTGATTTTTATTTAACTTTTGGACAAATTGATATAATCAAAAGAAAGGTAACACTTGATAGTATTAATGCAAGGAATAATCGTATTTACATTAACGATTCTTCTTTTTTTAATGAATCGACTAAATTTCTTGATAATATATTTCTTAATTCTGCAATTAACTGGATTTCTGGAAATGTAATATTTGTTCCTATGAACGGAAATATTCAGACTTATGTAGACGACGCAGAAGCAGGAAGTACGTTAATATTATCTTCAGGAGTATATACAATTATATCAACTATAACTATTGATAAACAATTAAATATAATAGGACAGGGAAGCTCTGGCTTTGTAACGACTCCTATCACGCCTTCTCACGGAACGCTTATAACTTCTTCAACTTCGTTGCCTTCTGGTGCGATACAAATAAGTAATGATAATATTAGGATATCTGATTTATCAATAAATTTAACAGGCGTATCTTCTTTAGCAATAAACACTTCAAATAATTTACAAGGAATAACTTTATCTAATATTGATGTTATAGTTAATAGCACAGGTGTGATGGGAGGGTTTGTTATTTACGGTACAGATGTTGTGATGCGAAATCTTACTTTTTATATAACGTCAACAAATACGGCATGTTCAGGAGTATGGTTATGGAATGATGCTAGTACTACAAGAGATGCTGTTGTTGATGCTTTTAATGTGACAGGAACAGTCGTAGGTGCAGGTACATCTGCTTATGCTTTTGTTTGTGAAAATATCAATAATGCTAATACTTTAACTTTAAATCTTTCAAATTCTGTTTGCAAAGCTCTTCAAGGTACTCCCCTCGATATTGCTGTTGCTTCAATTTCTACTACAACTAACAATTCTGTAGTTAATTCTTATCTGTCAACTTTTGACGGTGCTGATTATGATGTTTATCAAACAGGATCTAATCAATTAAATTTAGGGGGTTCTGTAATTGTAAATAATAAAACTTTTGGTACAGTTACATATAGAGCTACTATGGCATCAGGAACAGGAGTATTTGCGGATAGTATAAAAATACAAAATACGTGGTTTACAGAAGATGATATTGGTGGTTCTGATTCGCACATAACAGACAGTTCAATAGAATTAACACAGACAGGAGGATTAGGAGATAATAATTTTTGGGTTTGGATGGGGCATAATATAGGACCTCGTATGATGTTCGGCTGGCAAAATATTAACGATACAAGAGAGTTATATCAGATTATTGACACAAATGGATTTAACATGTATGTTGTTGACGAACAAGGCGGAAGTTTTCAGGATGGTTTCAAATTAAAACAATCAAATACAGAAGATTATTTTGGTGTTAATATCAGAAAAAATTCAACATATAGTCCTGGATTTTCGGATTTTTATATTGATACAAACGGAGTTGAAATTCTAAAAGATTTGATGGTTAACGGAGAAATTGAAGATCATGTAATCAAATCTTTTACGGTAGATTGCCCGTATGATTCTGTAGTAGGACAGTGGTATAGACCAATTATTTATTCACCTGCCAGAGATTTAATTATTTTAAGGATAATATTTCAGGAAGTCATTGCGCTTGGAAGCACAAGCGGGACAACTACGCTTTATTTTATGGATGAAGGGTCAAGTTCGATGTATTTAGGTTCTATTGTTGCAGATGGATCAGGGCCTTTGGAACTGACTTTTGAAGCTTTACAGGCTTATCCGTATAGGGTGAATGCAGGAGACGGAACTGTTGGCTTTAGTTTTTTTGCTGATGTTCAGGATTTAACGGATGGACTATTGAGAGTAACAGTTGAATATATTGATTATTAAATTTAAGGATATGAAAAAGATACTTTTTTTATTTGCATTTGTTCCGTTGATTTTATCCGGGCAATCGTACGTCTGGCATGACAGTATTAATGCAGCAAATGTGGCGACAGATACAGTTATTCAACCTATGAAAGTTGGTGAATCCGGAAGTTATTCAAAAAATATTTCGGGCATGGGATGTACTTGTACTTTTATAGCGGATGATTTAACCGACACTGTTGCTGTTAATATAGGAGGTTCTAATTATCAGGTAACATCAGGGAATTATGCATTCTCAGGATTTGCTTCTGATTCACTTCCTTATGATCTCGTTAAAGCTAATCTGATAAGTGTAAAAAATGGGGATACTTCTTATATAAAAACAATTAGTTTGGAGCCTCATATTTACGGGTTTAAATATTCGCAAATCAAAGTAACCTTTGATGCAACGGATAACACGAGCGCACTAAGCTGGTATTGCTTATTTTACAAAAGATAATGTAACATATTAACACTCAACTAATTAACTATTAAATATAGATTGAAATAGCGAAATGAAGATGGAAAGTGGAATATTAATATTGCTAAAAAAAGATCGTTTGTTAAATTGCTTTAAAATGCGACGTTAAATAATTGACTATCAATAACTTAACCTAAAATGAGTAAAAATGAGTGATTTTAAACAGTTTAACAATATTAATGTACTGAATATCAATGTATTAACAATTAGTAAAAGGGATTACTAATTACAATAAAATGTAAAACAATGAGAAAATTATTGATTATATTAGCATTTTTCTGGTGTCAGGCAAATGGACAGGTATTGAATATTTTTCCTGATGAGCCTGTTTTAACTTATAAACCCGGCACGGTATTAAATATTTTCGGGAATTATAATATTATACCAAATTCGATCAAACAAAAATTTATATTATGGACATCAAATAGTGATGAAAGATTAGATTATTATATTAATAAAATAGGAGATCAGGAAAGAGAATTATATACACAAAATAATTTTGTCGGAATAATACATTCTGGAAGATCAATATCTTACGACTCTTTGTATAATCAATATTCAGAGATTTTATCTGGCACTCCAAATAACATGAAATTATATAATAATTCTATTTCTTTTTCTTTATGGATTAGAACGGATGGTGTGCCTGCGCATAGTTCGTTTGTTTTTGGAAATGTTCCGGGAGTAATAAATGGCATTTTTTGTATATTTATTCTTCCATCGGGATTATTACAGTTAAGTATTAGACATACTTCATCGATAAATATATATTCTAGTGTTGATGTTTGTGATGGAATATGGCATAATATTACTGTCATTATGAATAAATCATCAACTATTACATTATATGTTGATAATATTATTCAAAATACACCTGTTGATATTTCTACTTTTACTTTTAACAATCATTCACTAAATTTTAGACTAGGAGGAACATCGCCTGGCTATAATTCTAAAAAAAAGGAGATAAAAGATGTGAGAATATGGCCGTTTGCTATTTCAGAAGTAGATAGATATACAGCGTATTTAGGTGATTACGTAGAAGGTTGCGCTGGTTGGTGGTTATGTGAGGAAGATAACAGTAATTTATTGCATGATGCTATCGGGGTAAATAATATGGCTAATTATAATTTTAATGCCACTTCTTTCGTAAAAAATTATCAAAAATCAAATTTGAATAAATATGGTTATTCAATTTCGAATGAAGGATTAATTAATAGTCCTTTAATTACATCATTTGATGTTACAAAAGATATAAATAATGATGATTTAATTTTTAAAGGACAAGCAAAATATAATCTTATTAAAATAACTGAGGATTCTGTGAGTCTGCCTGATTCCGTGGATG